GTCGTCAGGCTCACCGGCCTGCGCCCGGACGTGCGGCTCATACCGCACCCACGCCACGCCTCGGCCACCGAGAAACCGATCCTGCACCGCGAATTTCATCGTCGCGCGGAAATCGGGATAGTGCTCGATCTCGTATTCCAGCGCGCGCTCAATCAGCAGCGACGCCACCCGCCCCACCTGGTCGTTGTCGCCATGCCGGCGCGATACGTCCGCCGTCGGGAGTTTGGAATAGACGGCGGGAACCAGCGTCTGCACGTTGCTCCACAGGATGTTAAACCGCGCGGAACTGTCGCTGCCGGATTGATTGCGGTTGTCGTCGCGATACCGCCGGACGATTTTGGTTGCGCGCCGCTCCCAGGATTTGAACTCAGCGTCGTATGCCGCGATCACGGCGAGGTATTTCTGAACGCCGGTGTCTACAGGATCAATCATACCCTGTTTCTTTTTTGAGATTCTGCGTGAATTTTCCACATATCGTTGAGCGTGGCCTGATTTTGAGACCCAACCATTAGCACCGCGTCTTTATTTTGAGCAATAGGTTTCTTTTCTGGAGCCCACATCACCGCCATCATGCGGAATGCGTCCGCAGCGTGCGACGACCAGTCGTGCAACGGCGTCAGCATGTAGGCGGCGGTGTCGGTGTTGTATCGCCGGCGATAGTTGCGCAGCGCGTTGACGCCCGGGCGCGTGAACTCCTCGTCGAACCAGCACAGCGGCAGCATCGTCCGCACCGCCTGGATGCCGTCCTGCACGCCGATGTCAGGCACAATCTGGAATTGCTGGATCCCGCCCATCAGCGCGGCCAGTTGCTCCAGGACCGACCGCCCGCCGGAGGCGAACGTCTTTGCGCGCCCATCGTGCGGCAGGTAGTGCCGAGCGTATCGGTAGCCGCGACTGTTGACCAACTCGGCCACGTATTCCGGCGTTGATCCGGACGCGCCCCAGTAGTCGATCACGTGGATTTCCAGGCCTACCACCTGATACCACCAGATCGCCGTGTCGTCGTGATGGCCGATATCCCACGCGGTGTACACCGGCACCGCCGGATCGTAATTGACCGCGCGGATGCGGCCCTCGACCTCAGCGCGCCTGATCTGATGCGCCCAGAATGCGCCGCTGTGCGGTGCGTCGAAGCTGCATTCATACTCCTGAGCGAACTCCTCCTCGCTCATCGATGCGCGCATCCGGTCGATCACGTCCGCGTCGAGGATCCCGGTGTCCTGGTGCCGGAGTAGGTAGTCCGAGGCGGCGGGATCGTCCCTGGCCCGGTCGTATGCGGCCTTGAGCTGGCCAAGGCCTTTGGGCGTGCCCGACCGCACCAGCGTGCCGTTGTGGTCGGAAAGCATCGGCAGGATCGCGGTGACTTGCCCCTCGGCGCTGGTGTCGTCGTATTCGTCGATGATGATCTCGTCGGCGTAGCCGCCGCGCCACGAATCCGGCCTGTCCATCCCGCCGGCCTGATACACGCCGCCGTTCGGCAGAACGACGCGCATGTCGGATTTCAAAACTCGCGCGCCTGGGATCCCGCGAGCGGCGCGCGCCAACTCATCCCACAGGCCGGTCCGCTCCCACTGCACCTGATATGGCAGCGTGTGGATCACCCGAGGCGGCGGATACTGGCGCGGGATTGTCAGAGCGCGGCGAAGGCCGCGCCACATCAGCCCCGCCGTTTTCCCCGCGCGGCGGTGGACGACTGCCACGATATCGCGCGCCTGGTCGTCGATCAGCGGGCGTTGCCATGCGCGCGGCCGGAACGGGAGGGTCTCGACTGTCACCCGGCAATCCCATGGCGGATACCTAATCCGCCATTTATGGCCACAAAACCCCTGCATTTGTTGAGTTTCTGCGTTGCCACAAAAACTCTACCCCCAACCCTACCCCCAACCGCGCCCTGGGACGGCACGATTTCACCCGTCACCCGACGCCTCGATCTCAGGGAGCCAGCGATACGTGACGACCGACGGCGCCTCCTCCGTGACGGTGACGCTCGCCGCCGGCGTGCCGGCAACGCGGTCGATCACGTAGCGCGCCGCGGCAAACGCCTGCGGATGCGCATCGTCGGCCATCACCCGGTCGATCCGCGCCATCGCCGCCCCGACACGCTCTAATGCTAGATCGCTGATCAGCGCATTCCGCGCCCGACCGCTCAGCACTTCAGCCGAGGTCGCACCGACGCCAGGCGCGCGACCGACACCGTTTGCCGGTCCGCCAATGCCAGCGCCGCCGGCAGGGATGCCGCTGGCTGGCCTGGTGTGTTTCGTCAGGCCGCGCAGATGAGGGCGCGGAGTGCCTTTGCGTGGCGGTTTTTCTGTCACCGCCGCCGTTTATCTCAAAATGTGAGACATCGCAACATTAATAACGCGCGCGCTTAGTTTTGGACGGTTAGGCGCGCAAACAAACATCCTCATCCTCCCCCAAAATAATTCGCCTCCCCCACGCTTTTCCTCTTGCCACATACGACATTATGACGTAGTTTCTGTTCATGGGGACGGGATGGCCGGACCCGAAGGAAGGAACGAGACGATGGGAAACGAAGTAGCTCAAACGATCCTGGCGCAACTTGGCGGAAAAAAGTTCCTGGCGATGACCGGCGCAAAGGGCCTGATGCATTCCGACAACAGCCTGATAATGACGATCCCCGCGCGGGCCGCGAAAAACAAGGCAACCCATTGTGTTGTGACCCTGAACAGCGCCGACGAATACGACGTGCGGTTTATGAAAATTCGAGGCGTCAACGTCTCCGACCTGCCCGGCTCTGCGAACGTCCAAGCCGCCGACCTCGCCCGGGTGTTCACGGACCACACCGGAATGCACACCAGCCTGTAACCCCCGGTGGGGCTTCGGCCCCACCACTTCACGGGAGACACAAAAATGACCAACGCCGAACGCAACCGCGCCATAAAGGTTCTCATCTCCAAGGCATTCGCCGGCTACAAGGTCAGCGTGAAGGGATCGCGCGGGACGGGTTACGGGTGGGTCCGCCTTGAAATCGGCTACTCGCCCCGCAACAGCAGCGAACAGCGGGAATTGACGGTGCACATCATGCAACTGATCTCCGCCGCCAAGATCGAAATCGGGACCTACGGCTACGACGATCCTGGATCGGACTACGGGCATGGAAAAATGATCATCATAGACTTCGACGGCCTGCGCGACAGCAACGGCGATGGCACCAGCTGGTATCGGGTTGGACTGTGACCGACCCCCGCCCCCTCCTAACCCGCGCCGGCCTCTCGCAATCGGGGGCCGCGCGGTTCCTCGGGCGGAATGTCCGGACGGTTCAGCGTTGGTGCGCACCGCCGGGAGCGCCGGGGTATTCACCGATGCCGGCAATGGCGGTGGAGTTGCTGCGGATCGAGGCGGAGCGGGTGGAGCGGGGGAGGCGAGCGGCGGAGTAACGCCAAGCCCCACGCCAGACCGTCTCCTTTTCCAAAATGCGGGTAAGGCGCCTTTTGCTTCTTTTTCCCAACCCTTCGTAAGTGAATGGTGTGTTATTATTACATACCATATATGCACATAGCGCATAGACGCATATAGGAAACAGTGCCAGGAAAGACGCATTAGACGCCATACCCGCTTACTTACCGCGATAGCTGCCAACGGACACGCGACGGATCAGCCCGGTTCGCCTGCAATTTCAAAGCGCCCACCTTGTTATTATTGTTTTTTGCCAACCACTTACCAAGCCGACGCGGTGAAATCGTATTCCCGCTACGCTCCGCTGACACGGCAAGGCACGCTTCGCGGAATTTGGGATGGATAAAGCCACTTTGGTCCGTCGCCTCGGCCTCGGAAATCATCTCTGGAACGGTCAGGCCACGCGCAAGCAATCCAAGCTCTAGTTCCCATGACGTGAAAACCGCCGTCCGCTCCGCCCGTATCGGGTCCTCAGCTCGCGCCATGTCCATCGACGCGCATGGATCGGCACACCCCAGCCACGCTAACGCGCTCCGCACCAGATCGGACCACCGCTCGAAGCTGGGCAGGGACGGGAGTTGATCCGGGCATCCGGCCACCACGTAGGCGCGTCCGATGGTCAGGGCCGCCGCAATATATCGACCACGATCGCGCAGCACGTCCGCCACCGGGTTGCGGTCGAACTCTCGCGCCTCTGGGTTTTCCACGTTGGCATCGAGGCGACATATCAACGTCCGCCGCACCAGGTCGGCGGGCGCGCTTAGGTTGTTTCCGTTGGCAAACACGGTGAATGTATTCGGAATGCGGATTGTCACGCTGGTCCCGAGCGGGCGGATTTGGAGCAATGGCCGCTCCGTCACCTGATTGAGAAAATCGCCTGCCATCATCTCAGATACATTGTCGATGGCGATAATCTGTTGCCCCCCCAGCGCCGCGCCGATCAGCCGTTTTTCGGTTTCCTCGACGTTGGGCGAGGAAGCGATTACGGCGCACCGTTCGCCCGTCCCGATGGCGCTCACGATGTCGGATAAGAAGCTCTTGCCGGTGCCCGGTGCTGGCGCCGTGGCAGCGTGCATGGGCACGGCGGGAAGAAGCGCGCCACGAAGCACGACGGTCAGGATCATGGACAGCGCGACGGCGCGGCTGGCGTCATCCACAAACGGAAATTCTTTTAACAGCGATTGCAAAACATCAAGCGCCAGATCCGCCCCGTATCGTGTCGGATAATCCGGCATCGCTGGCATTTTTGGCGGCGCCATCAACACCAACCCCGTTGCCTCGTCATATCCGATCTGGTCCAAAATCGTGCCATCGGGCCGCATCGTCGGCGTGCTGATGACGCCAGATATCGGCGGAAACGGCCATTCCCCCACCATGGAAGCGACTTGTTCGACCACATCCTTAGGTGGGTCCATGGGATGGATCACCACCCGCTTGCCCACCAATGTTTCCCGCTGCCAGGTTGCCGACTGCCCCATGGCGCGGCCCATGATGGGGATCGTCACCGGCACCACGCCGGGCACCTCGATAACCTGCCCGTCTGATGTTTTGGCCTTGGCGCAGGCCACACGGACTAGGGATCGATCACGCTGGTAGAACTCCACCCCATGCGCGTGCATGGCACGCAGCGCCGCCTCGGCCATCGTATGTCGCTTCCCGCCCTCTACCTGGATGATCGGCATGTCGGGCGCCTCGGCGTCCTCCTGAGCGGCTTGGAGCGGGTCGAACGACAGCGGCGCGCGCGATGTGGTTTCGGACATTGGATGCCTATCGGTGGGATCGCAGCGCACTGCGGATTGTGGGTAGGATCGAACCGCGATCGCGAGCGTTGAACCGCTGCCCGGCCGCCGCCTCCATGGCATAGGTAATTTCCGCCTCGGTCAATGATCCGTCGAGCAGGAACTCGCGGGCGAGGTAATGGGTCGTGCTGTTCAGCGTGTTGTTTGCCGCGCCCGATGGCGCACTTACAACCCACCCAATGGCTTTCCGTAGCATCTTATCGGCAAACTGGCGCCGCTCATCGCCTGTCCGGATGTCCGGCGGTGGCGCACGGCGGATAGGTGGAGGCGGCGGCTCGCGGATCAGATCGACAAGCCACGGCGGGCACTCGGGCGGGGGAACATCCCACGGCGGGATGATCCAGAAGTAGGCGTTGCCGGTTCGCCAATGGATAGACGGCGGAATGGTCTGCGATTGCCGGCCGCGCCGAGGGTCGCAGCCGGGTGCAGGATGCCCCGCATCGCCACGGATCGGCACAGATGGCGCCGTCCAGAACAACCCCAATCCACCGCCACCGCTCCGAGCGGTAGGTCGTGGCGGAATGCCGCCGTGACGGTCGGCAATGGCTTTCAGCCCGGCCACGCCGTCATGCGAGTGACCGGGCGGCACGTCCAGATCGAGACCGATCAGGCCAGAGGGGCCAAAGACCAGGCGCCAGTTGGGTTGGTGATATTCGGTCTGCCAGTCGCGGAGGATATCCCGGTCGGATGTGGCCGCGTCCGACGCGCCAGGGAAACATGCCGCCTTGCTTCCGACCACTGATGGATAGAAATGCCATCCCATTGCGGCGACCGCCTCTATCTCAGGTGGCAGAGATGCGCGCCTCGGCATCAGTCGTCAACGCCGCCGAGGATCACACCATCAGTCGGGCGTGTGACCGCCACATAAAACAACTGCTGGCATTCCAGCATGTTGTCGTTTTCCCGCTTGGAAATGTCCCCCACGTCCACCACCGCCCATTTGAACGTAGACCCCTGGGAACTATGCACGGTCAGGGCGTATAGCGGTCGAAGGTCCGTGAAGTCCTCCTTGAACCGGAAGAAATGACGCCAATCCTTCTCGGCCTTGGACCACTCGCGAAGCTCATTTTCGGCTTTCTTATAGGCGCGATCATCGCGGATAATATGCGCTTCGATCACGCCGCCGTTGTCCAACTCAATCATGCAACACCACGAAGGAACCTCGGCCACCCACGAATGCGGCCCCTCGCCAATCCGGCGCCTAACCCATGACGGACCAATGCTACGGATCACGCCATCCTCACAATTCTGCATCACGATCTCGGTCTGCATCTTGCCCCGTTCGTCTTCGATCTCGACAAACACTGGCGTCCGCGCCATGCACGGTTCGCCTGGCATGAGCGGCGTCGGCGTGGCGCCGCCATACTTCCACTGCCGCACCATGCGGTTGACCTCATGCACGCGCTTGTTGGTCCAGCACAGATAACGGAAGTGATCCGGATCAGCGGCAAACTCATCCGATAGGAACCCGCGCCGCATCCAATCATCCAGCGCCGCGCCCGGACGGAAAATGCCCTGTTTGTTGGCAATCAAGCCGTTCATCCAGGAATAATCCATGGCGCCGGTCCCCTGGCTTTCACGGATGATGCGCGCCGCTTCCAGGATTGGATTGCCGGCGACTTGCCGGATAATTGTGTCCAGATGGCTCCGGCTCTTGACTGAAAACGCCTCGCTGGCGATCTCATCAATCGGCGGAAGCTGGGCAGGATCGCCAACAAAAAGAACAAACTGCAATTTCAAACAGTCCCGGATGTGCCCCATCAGACTGATATCCAGCATCGAAGCCTCGTCGATCACCACCACATCGGCGATGATCGCCCTGGCGCGGTCGGCACGCTCGAATACCTGTTTATCACCCACCACTTTGGGGCGAAGCGATAGCAGGGAATGGATGGTACAGCACGGCACCTCTATCCCTGCCTCGGCCAGCTTCCGAGCCAGGACGGCCACGGCTTTGTGCGTCGGCGCCGTCATTACGACGTTTTTACCTTCGTCCTTGAAGATGCGCGCGACCTGTTGCATGAGCGTTGTCTTGCCGGACCCGGCGAACCCGGTCAGCAGGTGCCGCGCGCCGCGCTCGTATGCCTGCTCTATTTCGAATAGAGCTTGAGCTTGGCTTTCGTTCAAAATCACTTCGGCTCTGGTTCTTCCGGATACCGCGTTGGCGGGCATGTTAACGTCAACATCCCCCTCCCCATCGTCGGCGTGCCGATTGTCGCTATCCATGTCAGTCCCTCAATTTCAATTTCACCGTCGAAGCGGTCCAGTCGGTTCCGGCCGTTCCACACCGGCTTGAGCATCCCCGATCCGCGCGGATAGCCCTCGGCCGTGGTGACGGTGCAGATCAGCGCCTCCCCGTCGCCAGGATGGCACACCACGCGGTAGGGGCGCGGATGTCCGGGAAGGCGTAGCTCACCCTCCCGGAACAGTCCGTCACGCGCCAGCGACCCATAACCGGTAGGTGGCTCGGTTATGGGGTCTGGCATTTAGATCAGAACGGAATTTCGTCATCAATGTCAGCCTGCGATTTCTTCGGCACCGCCGCCCGCCGCTCCGCCGGAGATGCGCCTGCCATCGCACCACGCGCCGGAGCCGTCGGCCGCGCCGCCGGCTTCAGATAATCGTCCACGCTGTTCTTGTCCCGATAGCCGCTGTTTGGCTTGGCCTTGTCGATCTTCAACATAACTTTGCCCACGCCGCCGTCGAAATCCTGCGCCTCAAGCGTGCCTTCCTCGAACCGATCCAGAATGCCGATTGCTTCGCAGGCATGGCGCAGCTTGTGCATCATTTGCGGCATGAGATAATCGTGGATGGTCTGGCTCCCGCCTTCCGGGTGAAACACCTTCAA